TCGGGTTCTTCGCTCGGCTCGGGCTCTGGTTCGGATTCGGTCTCGGCGGGGGTGTCTTCTTGGGGAGGGGGTTCTGGGTTGCTGGCCGCGTCTAGCGAGGTGTCTTCGAGGAGTTCTTCGTCGTTTGCATCTTCCGCGTCCTGCATGCATGCATGCAAATCTGAATCTCTAATCTTTCCTATAAGGATGTAGTTCGCTGGCGCGGCCTCGATTAGCTCCTTTGCCTTCCCTCGCCTGTACTCATTTCGGCCCGCGTTGAAACCTTGCAAAAAATTACGAAGGAACGAAATACCGATTTCCAACTGCTCATCGTTCTTCCCTAGCAAGGTAGCTGTGAGTCCGACCGCGCCTCTTACTTTCGCTGCGTATTCGCTTCCCTCTTTCCCTTGCAAGGGAACTTTTCCGGAAGCGTCGAGGGGTGTGGTGGGGAAAGCTAGAGCATACAAAATTCGATCGTCCGAGTCCACTAATCCCTCCTCCCGTAGTTCCTTGATCGCCTCCGAGACGTGGCTCGGGCTCATTTTGCAAATCTTTGCGAGGTCGGCCTGGCTGAGCGGGATCGGCTCGCCCCGCGCGTCGGTCTCGATAATTTCGTCGTTCAACTCGCCCTTGCGGATGCGCCGGCTCTCCGCGATGCGCTTGTGCAGGGCACGCACCCATCCCTCGAAGCCTTCCCGCTTCAGGCGCGGCCTTACCGCGTAACTCGTTGAAATCGTGAACGCATAGGAGCAGCGCAGGATCGCGTTATAGATACGATCCTTCGCCGATCGGCGGCCGATCCGCGCCTCGGTCTGCTCGAGTGGCGACTGCATCCAGTATTCGGCGCCGAGCTCCTTCATGAGGCTCGGCCGCGTCGGCATGGTGGCCGTCGCGCTCATCGGGAACCTTCCCTCTTCTTCCCTTGCGGGGGAAGAAATGGGTAGCGCTGGTCAATCTGAAGACGGAAGGAAGTGTAATCTTTATTCCACACAAAACACCTACAAAATGTTTCGAAGTTGCCCGCAGGTGTCGTCCAGCACCTTGACGGGTCCGCGCCTTCGCGTGCAGAATAAAAGCGGAGCACGTGTCCACGGTTAAAGGCGCGGTGTTTCAAGCGATCGGTATTTCGCTGCAACCCTTGGACGAGTCGGGGCGAAACCGAAATTAACAACAAACGAACGCGCTCAACGGGGGCATAATCCGCGGGGCGCGTTTTTTGTTGCTTACGCCTGGCTGCCGGGGCTCTCGCCACACACAGCAGCTCAAATCTTGTTTACGTGGGGGCTTGCGCTCTCATAGTTCACCGATATTGTCGCTCAAAACGCTTTCCACAAGAAATGTTTCGTTAACCTTCGGCGCCTTTCCCGTCTCTCGGGGCGCGCTCCGGCGGTGAAGCGACGTTCACGCTTTCAGGCAGTCCGCGTCAACAAGCGGAGTTGTGCCTGGTGTACCGGTGACTCTATTAATCCGCGCGCATGATCTGTCGTTGCGTAAGACCTCAACACTCGAGGCCCGCCAAACCACACCCGCTTAGTTCAAAGTACTCCTAGTTCAACGGTAATGAAAGTGCAATTTTTGGTTCGTTGGTACTGATCTGGCTACTGCATTGAAAGCATGACAAAAAAAGATCGCGAACTCGTTGCGTTGCGCGCGTTGGTCGATGAGTTAGGCGACTTAGAACTCGAAACGCAACCGTGGCGCGCGAAACTGGCACGTGTCGAAGCGCTGCGCGCGGCGCTTCGCGCGGCCTTTGCAAACGAGGATCCGACTCAGATGTATACGACAGAGGGGGAGCGCTGGACGTGCCTCGTGGGGCTGCCGGGCTCGCAGTCCGTGATCGATCGCGAGGCGTTGTTGAAACTAATCGGTTCACGTAAGTTCGCGGCGATCGCGACGGTCTCGTTGAAGGCGCTCGAGACGGCTTACGGGGCGAGCGTGCTCGGCCAGGTGGTCTCGACCGCGCAGACCGGACCGCGCGCGCTTTCGATTGTGCCGCGGCGAATAGAAGAGTAGAACTCAATAATTCTAGAAATATATGGTTAAATTCCCGCAGTGGTTTGCTGGCAAGTCTTGTGTTTCCATAGCCTTGCATGGCGAAAAAACGCGGGCGGCCGCGGATAAAGAATAAATCTCCACTTCGCCCTAAATTGTTGTTGCTGAAACCGCAGGCAATTCGTGCCTTCGATATCCTGCGCGCGGAGCAAGGGCCGCGATCGGGTCCGCGGCTGGCGGCTGAAATGGTGGATCTGTTGTTGCGGGCATACGGGAAGAAACCGATTGGGTTTCCATGAGCGTTTAACGCAGTGGTGGCGCCAGAGTAGAGCACCACCAGTACTCATCCGTTTCACGCTTTCGGCGGCGCGCGAGGAGTGAGGAGTACAGCGCGCGCTCCCTGCAGGCTGGGCAGAAAAAATATTTGCTGTTGCGCGAAGGGATTTCCCGCGCTTTGACGTTTGGATGTTTAGGGCAGAACAACACGTTGACAAACCCGCGGCCTCGCTTGGGCCGCGCGAGCCAACTCGCGCGCATTTTCTCCGCGAGGGCTTCCGCTCTTGCATGCAGATTGCGCCGTTTCACTGCGAGCTCCACTGCGGCGCGCCGGCAACCATTAAACAAATCCTGACGCGTGTGTTGTTTGCGTCGCGAGAGTCGAGCCAGAGGTTCCCGATCCCACTCGTATCGCATGCAGCGGGCGCGGCCGCGGCCGGAATCAGCGCGGCGAAGTGAAACGCCTGGCGGCCGGTGTACTCGTTCGAGCTCGTTTTGCGCGGCACAACGGCGGTGTTGATGTCGAGGTACAAACCATTCCGGTAGAGGAGCGCGCCGCTTGGGCCGAGTGGCTGTTGCGCCGCGTAGTTCGGCGGCGCCTGGTCGCTCGCCGGGTCCTGGGCGAGCATGGCGGCGAGGAATCCGACCGCGATTCCCGAGATGATCGCCACGCGCAGTAATAACTTTTGTAAAAGTGGAAAGGGATTTTCCATCGGATTACGTTGTCGGCGGGGCCGTGATCGCGAACGGGCCGGCCTTGGCAGCCTTCAGGGCTTTCACCGTCTGGTCGGTGAAGTCGCTGGCGGCCTGCGCGATCGCGCCAATCGCGGAATTGGTGCCCACGTTCGAGCCGGCGGCAGCCATCATGCCGGTTTGGATCGCGGTTGCCTTCAGAATCGTCGAGACGCCGTTCATCAGAATTTCTTTCTTGGTCGCGCCGAGTCCTCCCTGGGGGAGCGCCTGCTCGAGCGCAATGATCGAGGAAAACGCGTACTGCAAAACGGTCGTAATTAAATTCGCGGTCATGCCTGAGCAGTAGCCAAAACTCTCGAACTGGCTACTACCTGAGTGATGGGTTCCGCGGCGCTCCGTGTGAGTGACACTGCCATTGGTGCGCCTCAACGCGCCTGGTATGCGTTGCAAGTCCGCGCGAATCACGAACGTACGGTAGCGGCGGCGCTGCGCCTCGCGGGCATAGAGGAGTATCTGCCGCAGTACTTTACGCGCTCGATCTGGTCGGATCGCGTCAAGGTTTTAGCGCGGCCACTTTTCCCTGGGTACGTGTTCGGGTGTTTCGATCCCGCGGCCGGCTTGCCGGTCCTCGCGGGTGTGATCGGCTGTTTGCCGAACAATCTCGCGCCGGCGGCGGTTCCCGCGGCGCAATTGGAGTCTATCCGGATCATGTGCGAATCCGGTCTGCCGGTCGAACCGGCGAAACTCGTCGCTGGCCGCCGTGTCCGCGTCGAGCGTGGTCCCCTGGCCGGCGCGGAAGGCGTCATCCTTCGCGAGCGCGACTCGTGGCGGCTCGTGGTCTCGGTCGAGATTTTCGGGCGGGCAGTCTCGGTCGAGGTCGATCGGGATTCGCTGCGGGGGCTCGCGTGAAGTGGCAAAGTTTGAACGTGGCAAAGAAATGGAAGATTCGGAAAGTGGAGTCTCTTTGGGTGGTCTGGGAATGGGGGCGGCTGTTCGGTCGGTATCCGTCCTGGAAGACGGCGCGCGGCGTGATTTGCTTGTGGGAATTTGCCGATCGTCACGTGTACGAGTTTTGAGGCTCGCGTGAATGTGCCGCGGCTGCCGCTGGCGGTGTTTCTCGTGTTCCTGGTGATCTGTTGCGTGATGTTCTGGCTTTTTAACCGGATATGGCAGTAGCGGCGGCAAAACCGAAGCCGGCGGCGGCGACGCTCGCGATCGAGACTTGGCCGATCGATAAACCAGTGCCCTACCTCGGCAACGCGAGGCGTCTTTCGGACCGTGCGATCAGTGTGGTTGCGTCCAGCATTAAAGAATTTGGGTTTCGCCAGCCGATCGTCGTTGATAAAAAAGGCGTCGTGATCGTGGGCCATACGCGCCTGCTCGCGGCGCAGCAGCTCGGGCTCGAAACCGTCCCGGTCCACGTGGCGCGGAATCTCACGCCGGCGCAAACCGACGCGTATCGGTTGATGGATAACCGGGCCAGTGAGGAAACGGAATGGAATCCGGAACTACTCGGGCCGCAACTACTCAAACTCGAAAAGGCGGGCTTCGACCTCGGCTTAACCGGGTTCACGTCGGAAGAGATCAATAAGTTTCTGAAGCAAGCCTCGCTCGCGGCGGCGCAGTGCGACGAGGACGAGGTTCCCGCGCCGCCGTCCGCGCCGGTTTCGCGGGTGGGCGACGTGTGGCTTTGCGGCGAGCATCGCGTGCGCTGCGGCGATTCAACCGCGGCCGCGGATACCGCGGCGCTGTTTGGCGGCGCGCTGCCGGAGGTCGTGTTCACGGATCCGCCGTATGGGATCAACATCGTGAAGGGGAATAAAGTTGGTAGCGGTGGACCAACCACATTTGGCAAAGTTGGGACCGGTAAGATCGTCCCTGCTCACACTTACGCGGCGATCGCCGGTGATGAAAGCACCGAAATGGCGCAGCGCTTCTATGAGTGTGCTCGGTCTGTGGGTGTGAAGGCGTTTATTTTGTGGGGCGGAAACTACTTTACGCATTTCCTGCCACCTTCGCCATGTTGGATTGTTTGGGACAAACAAAACGGGGCGAATAACTTTGCGGATGTCGAAATGGCGTGGTCGAACCTCACTAGCGGCAAGGCGCGCGAGGCGGAACTCGCCTGGTCTTCCTATCCGAAGGGCGCGCGGCTGTACTCGTACCTCTGGAACGGGCTCTCGCGCGAGGGCGACCGAAAATCAGAGCTTGTCTCGCGCGTGCATCCCACGCAGAAACCGGTCGGGCTGTTCGAGCGCATCTTCGACGATTTCCCGTTTGGCTCCTGTTACGACGGCTTTCTCGGCTCAGGCTCTACCCTGATTGCCTGCCAGAAGGCGGGGCGCCGCTGCTTCGGTATGGAGCTCGCGCGTGAATACGTCGACGTGGCAGTGATGCGCTGGCAGAACTTTACCGGGCTCGAGGCGCGGCTCGAGGGCGGTGGCACCTATGCGGAAACGAAGGCAGACCGCATCCAGCAGTGAAGGGCGAAGGTAAAAAGAAAGCGTTCTTGGCGGCCTACACGGCAACGGCAAGCGTCACGAAGGCCGCGGACGCGGCAAAGATTCATCGGCGGCTCCATTACAAATGGCTCGAGGCAGATTCCGATTACGTGGCGGCGTTCCAGAAGGCGCAGAGCGAAGCCGCGCAGTTGCTCGAGGACGAAGCCGTGCGGCGCGCACACGAGGGCGTGGTCGAGCCGATCTTCTACAAAGGGCGGCCAACGGGCGCGACTCGGGTGTATTCGGATCCGCTGCTCATGTTCCTATTGCGCGGCCTGCGTCCGGAGACTTACCGCGAACGCGTGGCGGGCTCGATCGAGCTGTCTGGTCCGGCCGGCGCGCCGATTCCGTTGAAGGACGAACGGCTCGCGCTGTTGTCGGACGATGAGCTCGCCTCACTCGTCACACTGGCGGGCAAGCTCCAACCATCCGAATGAGGGATTTACGTTTTGGAATCTGCGGCGCACGTTGCTAGTCGAGTGGGCGCTGGTCGCGGCGACGATCGGTCCGCTCACGTGCGCGTTGTGCGCGATCGGCATCACGTGGGACATTCATCAGGCGCGCCTCGAGCACCTCGCGGTCGAGCACGATCTGCAGCGCGAATCGCTGCGCCGGGTCGACGCGTTGCTCTGGAAGGCGGATACCGCGCTCGAGATCGCCGGCGCCTGGAAACTCGACCTCGGCTCGCTCTTAACGAAGGTCCGCGCGCAGGTAAAGGAGGCGGCGGATACCTCGGTCGCTGCCTCGAAGACGCAAACGAAGCAGGCGACGCAGGCGGTAACGCAGGCGCTCGCTTCGACTACGGAAGCGATCAAGCAGGTCGCCGATCAGGCAGTCGTCGTTCCCGAGAAGTTGAAGGCGGACAAACCCGTCGTGATCGAGTCGCCGGCGCCGGTCGTGATTCAGTCCGCGCCAGTGGTCACGGCGCCGCCGGATGCGGCGTTGCATGTGCCGCCGCCGCCGAAGCAGCGGCCGTGGTGGAAACGATTGTTCCCGTGGAATTGGCATTGATATGGCCGAACTCGTCGAGGGCGGGGCACGCGTCCCCGTCGCGGCGCTTGCAGAGTGGGGCTTTAAGCTCGCGCCGTACATCGGCTCGGCGGTTATCTTCGTCTTCTCGCTCTACCACTCGAATGAGGACACGCATCGGCACCAGGCCGATATCGATTTGCGGCTGCAGGAAATCGATCGGCAGCGCAACCAGCAGGATCGCGAAATGATCGAACGCCTCGCGAAAGCCGACGCGGCGATCGCCGAACTCCGCCGTGAACTGGAATTTTATTTCGAGACTCATCGCAACGCGAAACGTTAAACACCGCCACGCGAACGACGATCAAGCAGGGCTCATCGCCGCGCTCGATCGCCTCTACCGCGAACACGAATCAACCAATCGGACCTTAAGGGGGATCATGAGCAATCTACAGGATTTGACGGCATTGCAGACGCGCCTGCAGCAGGACGTGCAAACGCAGGCGAACGATATCCAGGTCATTCAGAACAACCTGACCGCACAACTGAAGGACTTGAACGATCAGATTTTCAAACTGCAGCAGCAGCAGCCGACGCTCGATTTGACCGCGCTCACGATGAGCGTGAATCAGCTCGAGAGTAACCATCAATCGCTGCTCGCGCTCGCCAAGCAGGCCGCCGGCGCGGAGCATATTCCGGCGCCGGAGCCATTGATCTCGACGGCGCCGTCTTCCGATCAGCCGGCGCCGCCGGCGCCGGGCACGGTGATCGCGCCGGCCGGGCCAACTGAGCCGGTCCCGTCGCAGATGCCGGCGGAAGACACAGAGCCGCCGGTACCGCTGGTGTGACATGCCGGCCACGGACACCAAGCTCGAGCGCGATCTCGACGGCTACGTGCACACGCCGTCGGGGTTCTTGCCGCGCGCGCAGTACGAAATGATCCGGCGGCAGAATCCGGGTGCCGGGCTGCCGCCGTGGGAAGCGATTCCGGTCATTGGAGACGATGAGCGCAAGCGCGACCAGTAACGCGTTACCGGCTACGCTGCCGCCACTGTCGGCGTTGCTCGCGGAGCAGCGGCGGCGGCGGCTGAACCGCATCGACGCCATGTTTCCGGATAGCGGGCCGTTCGCACGGCACCTCTATCCAAAGCACATGGAGGTGATTCGCGCGACCGCGGTCGCGAACCAGGTCGCGTTCATCGCCGCGAACAAAATCGGGAAATCGGAGCTCGGCTGCTACTGCCTTTCAACTTGGCTCACCGGGCGCTATCCGCACTGGTGGGATGGGCGGCGCTTCAAGGGCGCGACTACGATTTGGGCGACGGGCGAGAAGAACTCGGTCGTGCGCGACTCGCTGCAACTGAAGCTGCTCGGGCCGCTGTCGGATATCGGAACGGGTTTGATTCCCGCGGACACGCTCGAGCGCGTGACGCGGAAATCGGGGCTCGCCGACGCGATCGATACCGTGACAGTGCGCCACGTGGACGGCGGGCTGAGCAACCTACGCTTCAAATCGTACGAGGAGGGTCGCCGCGCGTTTCAAGCGACCGACCTCGACGTGATCCTCTTCGACGAGGAACCGCCGGCGGACATTTACTCGGAAGGGTTCCTCCGCACGATGGTCAAGCAGGGCTTGGCCATTTGCACGTTTACCCCGCTCTCTGGGTGGTCGGAAATTGTCGAGCAGTTTCTTGGCGCGGTCGATGGAAACAGCAACTAGTTTCAAAGTTTCAATCCAGGCCGGTTGGGACGATTGCCCGCATTTGACGGAAGCATCGAAGCGGGAAATGTTGGCTGCAACACCGCCCTATTTGAGGGATTCGCGCTCGAAAGGGATCCCCGATCTCGGCGCCGGCGCGATTTACCCGATCGCGCAGGAAGACTACACGACGGATCGAAAACCGGATCCGGACTGGCCGCGCGCCTTCGGCCTGGACGTAGGTTGGAATGAATCAGCCGCGGTCTGGATCGCGTTCGACCGCGAGTCCTCGATCGCGATCGCTTACGACGAATACTTCCGCGGGCACGCGGAGCCGGAAGTACACGCCGCCGCGATCAAGAGTAAGGGAGCTTGGATCCCTGGCGTGGTCGATCCCGCCGCCGCCGGCTCATCGCAGATCGACGGGCGCGTCGTGCTCGAGGTCTACCGCGAACTCGGGCTCGAATTGACGGAAGCGGATAACGCGGTCACGGCGGGCACGACCAAGGTGTGGAATCTGCTTTCGACGGGGCAGCTCAAGATCGCGAGCCACTGTAAGCACCTCCTGAAGCAAATGAAAATGTACCGCCGCGACGAAAAAGGGCGAATCGTGAAAAAGGAAGACCACGGTCCTGACGCCCTGCGCTACTGCGTAATGTCGGGGCCGGACGTGATGCGGACGCGTCCCGCGAAACTCTCGCTCGATAACTGGCTCGGCGGCACGACCGCGGGCTGGATGGGTTAAAGTAAGTGCCTCCTCCCACCGACACGACCAACGATCTCGACGCGCTCGCGTTGATGCGCCGCCGCTTCCGTGCGGCCGAAGAAGCGGAAACGATTAACCGCGTCGCCGCGCTCGAGGCGATCTCGTTCTACTTCGGCGAGCAGTGGGCGAACGAAATCGAACGCGCTCGCCTTCAAGATGGCAGGCCCTGTTTTACGCTCAACAAACTCCCCGCGATCGTGCGGCAGGTGCTCAACGAGGAGCGCGCGAATCCGCCCGCGATCGAAATCGAGCCGGCGGGCGAAGGCGCGGAAGACGAGGACGCGGAAGCCGTGCAGGGCCTGGCGCGTCACGTCGAGACGCATTCGGACGCGAAGCTCGCCTACGAGAACGCGTTTCAATACCTCGTGATCGGCGGCTTCGGTTCGTGGCGCGTCGACCATAACTACCTGCCGCGCTCGATGGATCAAGAATGCTTCATCGAGCCGATCTGGAATCCGTTCTCGGTCTATTGGGATCCGGCTTCGCAGAAACCCGACAAGTCCGACGCGCGTTTCTGTTTCGTCACGATCGACCTATCGGTCGAGGAGCATAACGATCAGTATCCGGATTCAGAGCTGGCGGGCCGCGCGGACTTCGATGGCCTCGGCGATCTCGCGCCCGGGTGGGTGCATCGCGACGGCGCGCGCGTTGTCGAATATTTTTATATAGAAACCGAAGACGCGACGCTGGTCCAGTTGACGGACGGGCGCTGCGTTTATGACGACGACATTCCGAAGGGCGCGAAGATTGCGAAGCGCGACGGAAAGCCGGTCACGCGAAAGGATACGCGCCGGCGCTGCTATGTCGCGCACTCGAACGGGCTCGAGTGGCTCAAGAAAGCCGAAGAACTTCCCACAGAAGACATACCAATTGTCACCGTGTACGGCGAACGCCTGCAGGTCGGCAGCGAGGTCCGCTACAAGGGCATGGTAGGGGACCTCGAAGAAGCGCAGCGGATGTTTAACTACAACTCGTCCGCGATTACGGAAACGATGGCGCTCGGCGCCAAATCGAACTGGCTCGCAACGGTCGAACAGATCGAGCAGTTCATGGATATCTGGCGGCAGTCAAACTCGCGCAACCTCGCCGTATTGCCGTACAAGAACATGCCTGGGGTTGCGCCGCCGCAGAAGATCGCGACCGAACCGCCGATCCAGGCGATGAGTCTCGCGCGGCAACAGTCCGCGGACGATCTCCGCGCGATCTCGGGCGTCTACGATCCGACGCAGTCGCCGCGCGGCGGCGAGGAGTCGGGCCGCGCCATCATCACGCGCCGCCGGCAGGCCTCGGTCAGTAACAACCATTGGACGGTCAACCTGGCGCGCGGCGTGAAGCGAACCGCCGACATTTTAATCAAGTATTTCCCCGTTATCTACGACAACGCGCGCGTACTGCGCATCACTGGCAAGGATCAGCAGACCAAACGAATCATGGTCCACGCGGGGCGGCCGGACACGCTGCCGCCGGTGCCACCGCCGGATCTCAAAGGCGTGTTCGATCTCTCGGTCGGCCGCTACGCGATCACGGTCGGCGTGGGGCCATCGTACGAGACGATGCGCGAAGAAACGCTCGATATGCTGCTCGCGCTGGTCGCGGCGGATCCGACGATGGCGCCGCTCGTGCGCGACCTCGTTGTGAACGAGATGGCCTTCCCGAACAAGCAGGCCTTCGTCGCTCGCCTGCAGCGCGCGCTGCCGCCGAACCTGCAGGATCCGAAGGAAGCGACGGATCCGAACCAACTGCAGGCGCAGAACGGCATGCTGATGCAGCAGAACCAATCGCTCATGCAGCGCCTCGCGCAACTGCAGCAGATGATCCAGACACACGCGGTTCAGAACGCCTCGCGCGAACGCGTGGAACAAATGAAGCTCGAAGCCGCCAAGATCCTCGCCGAGTCGCGCCTCGAACAAGAGCAGGTGAAGCAGCGCGCGCACATCTTAACGAAGGCCGCAGACGCGCAGACGCAGATCGTGCACGATCACGCGATGGCCGATAAGGACGCGGTCCACGAAATGATGCACCGCGAACACGCCGCGCGGATCGCGCCGCCGGCGCCGCTGCGGCTCACGCAATAGGACACGCTGGTATGCGCAAATTCCTTCTCCGCTGGTGGTTTACCTCGAATTGGCAACAGGATCGGCATGAGGAGTTACTCCGCCAATGGCATGCCAAACGGGCTGAGCCAACCAACGACTTCGGTGTAAGTGTGCGTTACCTGCACAAAGCTAATTACGAGGATGTCCGCTACGACTTGCGCGGGGAGATGCTCAATCTCACAACTGGTGAGTTTCGCCGCTTCACGCAATGAATGAACCGTTACTCCTGCAGGCAATCGCACGCATGGAAGGCTGGCAGAATCCCGACTCGCGCTGCCGCCGGAATAACAATCCTGGCAACATCGAGCGCGGCCGGTTCGCCTCCGCTCACGGCTCGATCGGTGACGATGGACGCTACGCGGTGTTTCCGTCCTCGGAGGTCGGATTCGCCGCGATGCGTGCGCTCCTCGAGTCGGCGGGTTATCGCAATCTGACGGTCGCGCAGGCACTCACGCGTTGGGCGCCGCCTGCCGAGAACGACACCAAAGCCTACATCCGCAACGTGTGTGAGTGGGCGCATTGCGAGCCGAACGCGCCGCTGACGCAACTCCTCGGCGCGAAGGTCGCGCCACCCATAAAGGTTTGATCGATGGCTGAAACCATAGAATCTCCCGAGATTTCCCTCGCCGACTATCGCGCGCTCCGAGAGGGCCGCGACCTGCCGCCGAAGGTGAATACGTCCGAAGCTCCCGCGGCCGCGGCGGAACCGCCGCCGGCTGCGAGTGACGCTGAAACCGCTGCGGAGCCGGAGTCCGCAGAAACAACCGAAGGCTCGCAAGAGCAAGAGCAACCACCCGAAAAACCGAAGCCTGCGCCTCCGAAGCGCGGGATGATAGACGAGATCGCCGCGCTGCGGGCAAAGAACCGCGAGCTCGAGGCGAGGCTCAACGGATCGAAGCCGGCGCAACCGCCGGCCGAAGTACCGCCGCCTGCCGCCGCCGAGAACGCACCCGCAGATGATCCCGAACCCGATGTCGACAAGTACACGGATTACGTTCTGTTCCAAAAGGACTGGAACCGCTGGGATCGGCGGCAGGAGTTAAGACGCGAGGCAGCAGAGAAGGCCAAGGCGGATGCCGCGGCCGCGGAACGTGCGAGGGCCAATGTTTGGTCTGAACGCGTGGCGGTCGCGAAGCGCGCGCACGAGGATTTCGAAACGGTCGCGTTGAACGTCGATCTGCCAGTTACGCCTGTCATGGGGCAGGCGATTACTGATACCGAGATCGGCGCGGAAATCCTGTATTATCTCGGCTCGCATCCGGAAGAGTCCGCGCGCATCGCGAAACTCACTCCGCTGGCGCAAATTCGGGAAATCGGAAAGCTCGAGCTCACGCTCTCGGCGAAGGAAGAACCTGCCGCCGCGGAGCCGGAGCAGCCTGTCACACCTACACCAGTCAGTAAGGCGCCGGCACCCGTCGCGCGTCCGCAGGCCGGAGCTACACGATCGGATCCTCGCCGCAATGTCGAGGGGATGTCGCTCGCGGAGTACCGCGCCTATCGCGAGTCGGGCAAGATCCGCTGACGCTGACGTAACCGCCGCGCGTGGGCGCGGCAGGAGTCTTTGCATTGGCGAACACAATCCTTACTCCGACCATGATCGCGAAAGAAGCGCTCATGCTGTTGGAGAACTCACTTACTTTTACCAAGTACGTCAACCGCCGCTATGCGGGCGAGTTCGCGCAAACCGGCGCGAAAATCGGCGCAACCGTTAACATCCGCGTTCCTCCTCAGTTTTCTGTCACGAGCGGACCGAACCTGAGCATTCAGAACTTCACCGAAACGGTCGTGCCTTTGACGATCAACCAGCAGAAACACGTCGATGTTTCCTTCTCCTCGGTGGAACTCACGCTCTCGATTCAAGATTTCTCCGATCGCGTGCTCAAGCCGCAAATCGCACAGCTCGCGAACCAGATCGATCAGGACGGGCTCGCGCAGTACGTGAACGTCTATAACTCGGTCGGCGTACCGGGCACGCCAAACACGACGCTTGCGCCGTTCCTGCAAGCGGGCGTGATCCTCGACAACAACGCCACGCCGCGCGATAACAACCTCCGCAATATCGTGCTGAGTCCGCAGGGGCAGGCCGATGCGGTCTCGGGCTTTAACGCCTACTTCAACGATCAGGACACGATCGGCAAACAATACCTGAACGGCACGATGGGCCGCGCGCTCGGCTTCAAGTGGTCGATGGACCAAAACGTGAATACGTTGACGGTTGGTCCACTCGGCGGCTCACCCGCGGTGAACGGCGCGAGCCAAACCGGCTCGACGCTCGTGACGAATGGCTGGACGGCATCGGCGGCCTCGCGGCTGCTCGGCGGCGAGACATTCACGCTTCCCAACGTGTACGCGTTGAATCCGTTGTCTAAGTTCAACGTCGGCAAGCTGCAAATCTTTACCGTGCTTGGGCCGGTCTCTTCCGATGGTTCAGGTAACGCGACGCTGACGATTTCGCCCGCGATCGTCACCAGCGGGCCATCGCAGAACGTGTCGAACTCGCCGGCGAACGCGGCCGCGCTGACGTGGACCTCGGGGCCTGCGAATACGCAGGTGCCTGTGGGATTAGCCTTTCACAGGGATGCCTTTACCTTCGCGAGTGTTGACCTGGAAGATGTAAGTCGCTATGGGGCATGGGGCGCTCGTGTGAGTGACGATCAACTCGGCATCTCCATGCGCATCGCGCGCCAGTATGCGATCGGTAGCGACACCGTGCCTTGTCGGATTAACTAACATTGGTCCCTTCGCGTAGCAATACGCGTCGAAGAACCAGGTGAATTCAGAGAACCTCCGAATGTTCAAGACTCGGACAACTTTGAGCCAAGCCCCGGAAACGGGGAAGGTGCGACGGTCATCCCGCGAGGGAGTAGGAAACAGCGTTTCCGAAGCGCCTGGAACCCACATGGTGGGTTATGACATGACCTGCACTCGCCGGCAACGGCGAGAGACTGAGCGGATGCGGCTCAGTCGCAACACTCTGCGATGTTCTTTACGGCTGGGCAACAATCCGTGCTGCTATGGCATGCCGGATTTACGGAAGTAACACGTAATACGGATTATTCCGCTTTTGCATGTTGTGCGTTGGGCATAGAATCTGCAAGTTATCCGGCCAATTGGTTCCTGCGATTCCACTCTCAGGCTTCAAAGGAATGATGTGATCGACATGGTATTTGTCTTTGCTGCCGGTCACGTCCGAAATCGGATGGCAGCAGTTCGGCACTGCGCATCGCTTACCTTGTTTCAACCACAAAGCGCGTATATCGGCGGCGGTATGAAATCCTTCTGCCGCCGCCTTGTATGCGCGTTTATTACGACCTTGTGCATTTGCACACTCGGGGTTAGCGCGCCTCCATTCGACGGTGCGCGCGCATGCCTCGTCGCGTCGCGCAGCTCGGTATACCGCGCCGCTCTTTCGTTTGCAGTTAGGATTAGCGGCGTGCCACTTTTGGTTGTTCGCATAAAACCGCGCGTAGTTTCTGGAGCGCCACTTTTTTGCGCTTTCCTTCACCTTGTCGGGATTCTCGGCGCGATACTTCGCGCCGCGCTCAATCTCCGCCTCGCGATTCGCGAGGTAGCGGAGTCGCGCTTTCTCTCGAATCTCCTCGTGATGCTCCGCCTGGTATTTCGCCCAAGCGAGGCGTTCCTGTTCGATGTGTGTAGCGCGGTATCTCGCTTTTGCCATCCTCGCTTTCTCTGGATTCGCGTCGCGCCACTTTTTATCCATCGCGCGTGCAGCGACTGGATCCGCGGCACGTTTATTCCGCAGGCGTTGAGCGAGACACGGTTTGCAGTTTGCTTTTCCGATAGTAAACGCGCTCGCGTCCTTGGTCTCGCCGCACGTCCGGCACGTTTTCACGGCACTCATCTCTATTCACTTATCGGCTGAAACCGCACGTTTCGCCAGTCATAGACGTTCTAAGTACGAACCACAAAGGAGCTTTTGAAATGGCATACGAACCACGCGAATATCCCAAAATGAAGTACCACGCCAAACACGGCGCGCGTACCGTGAACAACGCGGAGGAGGAGCAAGCGCTCGGGTCCGGATGGGTGAAGCATCCAGACGAACTCGACGAGCAGAAACAACAGGAGCGCGAACAGTCGGAGCGTGACGAGGAGCTCGCGCGCCTCGCGACTACGAACGACGCGCTGCCATCGGCGACGGCAACGAACGCGCCGGAGTTCAACGTCCCGAAGGCGAACGAGCCGGCGACGGTCAGTCAGACGATCAGCCAACGGGCGGCGAAGAAGTAAATGGCGGGGGCCGGCGGTGTCACTGTTCGCCAGATCGCGACGGAGGTGCTTTCGCTGCTCGGCGTGTACGCGCCGGGCGAGTCGATCGACGCCGCCGATACCGATACGTTGCTGTTCACGCTGAACGGCATCGTGGACGGTTGGGCCGCTGAGCCTCTGCTCATCTATCAATCCGTCCCGCTGCCGTTTACGACGATTCCGAATAAACAGTCGTACACGGTCGGGCCGGATAACTCGAACGACTGGGTAACAACTTGGCTGCCTTCGGAGTTTACGCGCTTCGGCACGCTCATCGCGACGGGGCTCGAAAATCCGATCGAGCCGCTCACGCGCGATCAGTGGGCGGCGATCAGCCTGAAAGGGCTCGCCTCGACGATCGCGTTTAACGTGTGGCCGTCGTACGGGAACACGTTTCACACGCTGTACTTCTGGCCGCTGCCGGCAGCGAATCAACCGATCATCTTGTACGCGGACGAGCAGATCCCGCGCTTCACGACGATCGATAACACGGTCGCGCTGCGGCCTGGCTACCAGGAACTCATCACGTACGAGCTCGCGCTGAAGGCGGCGCCGAAGTGGGGCGCGGACGCAGTCGTGCCGGCGTGGCTCCCGGTCGCGTGGCAGGAGGCGAAGGCGCGCGTCAAGGCAGCGAACTTCGCGCCGATCGATGCCGAATGTGATCCCGCGTTGACGGTGGCGGGGCGTCGCCGCGGCGGTGGGAGTATCGATTTCTACTTGGGAAAATGAAGTTCGAGGAATTTCTCGGCGCGACCTATGCGCTGCCGCAGTTCCAGGTCGATTGCCAGCGTAGCCTCAACCTGATCCCGCAGGTGGTCGCGGCCGATGGTGGCTCGCGCGCGACGCGGTTGATCTTGGTGCGTGCGCCGGGCCTCGCGTTGCGGCAGACGCTGCCGGATTCGCCGGGACGCGGCGCGTTCGCGCTGAATGGGCGCGCCTTCGCGGTCGCGGGTAGCTCATTCTATGAGCTACTGTCGCCCACTACTTATATTCAGCGCGGCACGATTGCGGCGGGCACTTCCGCGGTCAAATTCGACGCGAACGGCGTGCAGGTCGGTTTCGTAGCGGATGGGCGCGGCTACATGTTCACACTCGCGACGAATGCGTTCGCGCAGGTGACAGACGTAAACTTTCCGAATCCCGCAGTCGGCTTAACCTCGATCGATACGTACTTTCTCACGCTCGCCGGCGGAACGAATCAATTCTTTTACTCAGCGCTGCTCGACGGGCTCACGTGGTCGGGGATCGATTTCTCGGCGACCGACGCGCCGGATCACGGCGTCACCCTCACGCAAAACAATAACTACCTCTGGGTATTTGGCCAGCAGCGGATCATCGTGTTTCAAGATACCGGCGCGACGTCGAAGCCGTTCCAGCGCGTTCCCGGTGTCCAGATTGAAATGGGCTGCGCCGCTGCAGCCAGTGTCGCTTCCGTCGACAATACGCTCTTTTGGCTCGGCTCGTCCTCCCTCGGCGCGGGTGCTGTATACCGCGCCGATGGGTTTCTGCCGACGCGTATCTCGACGCACGCACTTGAAAGCGCGATCGCCAACTATGCGACGATCTCGGATGCCACTGCCTACGGTTACAGTGAGGCGGGGCACACGTTTTACCGCCTCGATTTCCCGACCGCAAACGCAACCTGGGTCTATGACAGTGCGACGCGGCTCTGGCACGAGCGCGCCTATTGGGATCTGTCGACGGGATCGTTTCAGGCGGACTTAGCGCGCTACCACTGTTACTGTTTCGGCGCGCATCTGGTCGTCGATTATCAATCCGGCAACGTGTACGAGCAGTCGCTCGACTTTGCGGATCACGCCGGCAACCCGCTGCGCTGGCTGCGCGCGGCGCCGCGGCTCAACGATGGGCAGAAGCGGCTCTTTTATTACTCGATTGAAATCGACATGCAGCGCGGCTCGGCGGTCGATGGTGGCGGGCAGGGCTCGGATCCGGTTGTGTTCATCCGCTGGTCGGACGATGGCGGCGGGACCTGGTCGGACTACCGGCAGGCCTCGACGGGCGCACTCGGCGCGTACGCGACGCGCGTGAAGGTACGCCGCTGCGGCTCGGGGCGGAATCGCGTGTGGGAAGTCTCAGGCTCGGATCCCGTTCCGCAACTCGCGCTGATCGGCGCGGAGCTGCATGTGATGGAGGGATCGAGCTAAGTGGCGGCAACGACCACCGTCTTAATCGCGCCGCCGCCACTCGGCACGCCGTTTCTCGACGAGCGCGGCCGCGTCACGCAACCGTGGGCGGTCTGGCTCATTGCGATCACGTCGACGGGTTCGGTGGTCGAAGGGTTAACAAGTACAGTCGCCGGCGCGTTGCTTGCCGCGAACAATCTCGCGGACGTACCCGACACGACCGCGGCGCGGTTGAACCTCGGGCTCGGCAGCGCGGCTGTGCATTCAGCGGCGGATTTCGACGTCTCGGGCGCGGCGGCAGCGGCACAGGCTGCAGCCATCGCGGCGAGTGATCCCATTGGCGCGGCGTCCGCGGCGCAGGCGGCCGCCATTGCCGCGTCTGATCCGGTGGGTGCGGCCGCAGCCGTGCTCGGCTCAAGCGCACAGAAGTCGGCGAATCTCTCCGACCTTGGGAATGCGAGTACGGCGCGAACAAATCTCGGATTGGGCACGGCGGCGCAGCAGAACACGACGGCGTTTGATGCGGCTGGCGCGGCGGCGGCGGCGGTCGCGGCGATTCCGAATGCGGACGCGACGCATACGGGCACGTTGACTGCGGCGGATTGGAACACTTTTAACAACAAGCAGGCGGCGCTCGGGTTTACTCCGCTCAATCCGGCAAACAACCTATCGGAAGTAACGCCGGCGACCGCACGCGGAAACCTCGGGCTCGCGACCGTGGCGGCGACCGGCGCCTATAGCGACTTGAGTGGGCTTCCCTCACTCGGGACGGCGGCGGCTGCGAATCTCGCATCCTTTCCGGCGGGCACCTTCGCGGCGGGCTGGAATCTGAACGGGCAGACATTCTCGGGAAACGGCACCTTCTCGGGACTGCTCACTTTTGGATTGGCGAAGGTCGGCACGAATACCGGCTTTTCGATGGCCGAGTTTTCCTACTCGACGCTTTTCGGCACGGGCACGACTTACGGTGTACTCCACGATTCACTCGGGCGCCTGTACCTCAATGGAACGACTGGCAGTTACGTCTCTCTTCGCGTTAACAATGTCGAGGTTGCTCGCGTCAGCTCAACCGGTCTTGCTGTCAGCGGCAGTGTGACCGCTCCCATTGCAACGAAGAGCGCGGCGTACACAGCGACCACTTCGGATTTCTCGATCCTCGCCGACGCAACCAGCGCGGCGTTTAGCGTGACGCTGCCGGCGTCTCCTCTAACGGGGCAAGTCGTGAACGTGAAAAAGATCGACGCGAGCGCGAACGCGGTAACGGTCGCCGGCAACGGGAAAAACATCGATGGCGCCGCGAGCCAATCGTTGGCGGCGCAGTGGGCCAAACTCCAAATCCAATACAACGGTACCGCTTGGTTCACGCTTTGACTTATGTTTGATCTCCTTCACTCGACTTATCAGATGGCCGCGCCGGGCACGGCGGCGGACGATATCGACCGCATCATCGAAGGCGCACTCGCGCGGGCTCGCGAAAAACATGCGGATTGGGAACACTTCGCGCTCGGAATCGAGTTCCTTTCCTCGGTGTTCTTTACTGACCATCACAAAATGCCGCTCGACGATTACCTCGAAAGTCTTTACTGCGCGGTGAAGCATGGTGATTTTTCGAAGCCGTGGCGCGCGGAACTGCGCCGCATGCGCGCCGAAACGGAGCAGCCGGCGGCCGTGCAGTGATTCGGCTCGCAGGCGAGGCGGATATTCCGCGACTCGTCGAAATGGGCAAGCGCTTTCGCGGCTCGACGACCTATGCGGGGCATATCGCCGAGAACCTCGACCGCATGGCAAACACGGCGGCGCGCCTCGCTGCGACAGACGGCGTGCTTGTGAGTGAACGCGACGGGCGCATCGTCGGCATGCTCGGTTATATCTTGTTCGATCATTTTTTGTCGGGTGAGTTGATCGCGGGCGAGGTCTTCTGGTGGGTAGAGCCGGAGCATCGCGGCGACGGTGTACGGCTACTGTTCGAAGCGGAGAAGCGCGCGAGGGCCGCCGGCGCGCTGCGCATGCAGATGATTGCGCCGACTGATCGGGTCGCGGCGGTGTATCAGAAGCTCGGTTACGAGTTTGTCGAGGCCGCGTACCAAAAGACGTTATGAGTGTCCCGCTTGAAATCTTCGACGATTTCGCGCCAGACGTGCGTAAAGTGCGCGAGGCGGTGATCGAGGAAGGCTTCGCGACGGAAATCGGACCGGACGGCGCGGAGTATACCGGCATCTCGAAATGCGCCGTGCCGCATTGGCACACACGCATTAGCGAGCTGCTCGGCGTATCGATTCAACCGCGCATCTCCTGTTTTCGGCTCAATCTGAAAGGCGAGCTACCGCACTCCTGGGTGCATTCGGACGATATCTGCGCGCAGTGGGCCTCAGTCCTCTATCTGAATCTGCCTTCGCAGTGCCGCGGCGGCACGGCGTTCTGGCGGCACGCGACCCTCAATATGGATCGGTTGTTTACGCCGGTGGAGTTGAAGGCGTGCGGCTTGAATGCGACGACGTTCTACCCGTTCATGACAGAGCAGTGGAAGGATAAGGCGGCCTGGCGGCAGTACGATTTCGTGCCGATGCGGTTCGGCCGCTTCGTCACCTATCCGACTTGTTACTTTCATTCGCGCTGGCCGTGGGAAGGGTTCGGCGAAGGGCCGGAGAACGGGCGGCTGATTTGGGTGTGTTTCTATGACCGGGAGGAAAAATGAGCATTGCCACAGGCACGGCTGTTGCTTTAGGTGTCGGCGCCGCCACCAGCATTGGCGGCTCGGCGATCGCCGCGCATGCGCAGGGCAAGGCGACCGATAAAGCGGTCGCGGAGCAGCAGAGCGAGGCGGATAAAACGCTTGGCTTTCAACGCGAGGTCTACGGAAACACGCTCGCGAATGAGCAGCCGTATATCGCAGCCGGTTCGGACGCGGTCGGCGCGTTGCGCTCGGGCCTCGCGAGTGGTGATCTGACCGCGGCGTATCCTGGGGGCGCGTTCCACTTTACAGGTGTGGATCTGCTGAATGATCCGGCCTATAAGTTCAACCTCGACCAGGCGCAAACCGCGATTCAGCGCTCGGCGGCGGCGCAGGGCGGGCTCGTTTCGGGCGGCACGCTAAAAGACCTCAGCGACTACACGACGGGCTACGCGGCGAATCAATACCAGCAGAGTTACGCGAACGCGCTCGCGGCCTACAATCAGGCTTACTCGCAGTTCGAGAATACGCAGGCGAACAAGTTTAACCGGCTGGCCACGGTCGCGGGGCTCGGGCAGAACGCAGTCACACAAACGGCGACCTCTGGCAGTAACGCCGCCGCGACCACCGCCGCCACAAACGCGAACACGGCGAACTCGCTCGCCGGGCTTTACACCGGGCAGGGCAACGCGACTGCCGGCGCGATCGGCGCGGGCACGAATGCGATTACGGGCGGCGTGAATTCGATCTCGAACTATCTGGCGCAGCAGCAGATGCTGCGTCAATTGACGGGCTCAAGCTACGGCGGCGTCACGCCTCCAGGTGTGGTTCAGCCGGGCGGATGGGTCGGAGGGTAACGGATGGCTTCTGATCCTAGTGTTTACGGCATCTTTAATCGGCCGACGGTCGAGCTGCTCGATCCCTATACGGTGCAGGCGCGGCAGCTTGCGATTCGCAACGCGCTCGCCGCCGGGCAGATGCAGGATCAGCAGATCGCGACGGGTGCGCTTGAGCTCGAGGCGCGCCGGCGCGCGATGGCAGACGAGCAGGCGACTCGCGCGGCTCTCACGAGTTTCTACGGATCCGGATCCGCGCCGCCCGCGGGTCCGGGAGGTGCGGCGGCGGATCTATCGGTTCCCTCCGCCGCTGCGCCGGCACCTTCTGCGCCTACGGCTCCGGCTGCGGCGCCGGCTGCGGCTCCGGTACCGCGGCCGCGGGTGCCGACGATGGGCGAATTGATTCAGCACGGCGTTCCGCCGCCGGCTGCTGCGGGACTCATTGAGTCATTTCAAAAGATCGACGCCAACACGGCCGCCATCGAGGAGAAGAAGGCCGCGGCGGCAAAGGCACAAAGCGAACTGAACACAGCGGTACAAGAGCACGCCGGCGAGATGGCCAGCGCGATTATCAAAAGCAATTACAATCCGGCGGTCAGGGATTGGCAACTCGCGCACTTTGCAGGCCTCGGCGCTCCTTACGCGCAAATGGCGCAACAGGTCAAGGCGCAGATCGAGGCGAATCCTGACAGTGCGCCGGGCATTTTCCAGTCGATCGCAAACTCGGCGAAGGGGGCTCGCGAGGCCGCGGCGCGCGAGGGCGAAGTCACAAATCAGCAGCAACGGCTCACAGCGGAACTGCCGGGCTTGCAGGCCGAAAGTGTCACCAAGCAATTGACGGCACAAGGCAAGGCACCGATTCAGCCGGCGGAGCAGCAGCGGATCGCGCTCGAGCGGCAACGCGTCGCGGACGAAAACGCGCGCCTCCGTCTCGAGGCCGCGCGTTTCCAGCAGCAGTACGGCGATCCGACCGCCGGCGCCACGCCGGGCGAGTTGTACAAGGCGAAGTTGATCGCCAACGGCGACATACCGGCGCCGTCTTCGCGTTCGAAGGGCTACGATCGCACGCTGGCGCTCGTCATGAATACGGATCCGACTTACACGGAGGCGCGCTATCTCGGGAAGAAGCAATTTAAGACGGGTCCCGACGCGAATAACATCGTCAGCATCACAACGGCTCTCGCGCATCTGGATAACGCGCAGGCGAACTCGGCGAAACTCGGCTTCGAGCCGACGCTCGGCGCGAACTGGGCGCCGGATCAGCGCCGCTATCACGCGGACGTCGACCTATTACAGGGCGAAGTCGGCAAACTGATTAAAAACGGTGTCGTCGCGGAAGGTGAGGCGAACCGCCTGATTTCGAATCTTACCTCCGTGCAGCAGCGCAACCGCGACGCGGCGCTCGACGAGTTAAAGAACCTGATGGGCGGCAAACTCGAGGGCATCGCGCAGAAGTATCGCAACGCGACAAACCAGGATCTACCGCTCTCGATGTTCGACAAAGCGACGCAGGCGCGCCTGGCGAAGCAGGGTCTACTCGGCGCCGGCGGCATTCCAGGGGAAGCCGCGCCGCAACCAACAGCGGCGCCAACTCCGGCGGCTCAACCTGCCGCCGCGAACAGGCCGGCGGGCTCGGTCTCGGTGACGGATCCGAACGGTGGCGTGCATGTCTTCCCGAACCAGGCCGCCGCCGACAACTTTAAGCGGCTCGCAGGCATTCGCTAATGGCAAGTACCGCGATCGACTACGAAGCTCTCGCGAAACAGGCCGGCGCGATCTCGTCTTCGCCGGCAATGGTGGATTATGCCGCGTTGGCGAAACGGGCCGGCGCGATCTCGTCCTCTTCGGCGGGTGTACCGGACGCCGGCGCGCAGATGCGCTCGTCTGCGTTGCGTGGCGTCACAGAGCACATGCAACTCGACAATCCGTATAACTTCACGGAGACGTCGGGCGGCGGTTTTCTGGAGTCCGCCAAAGAAGCGTTTATGGGTCCGCTTCGGGGCCTGGTCCATTTGCCGACTGCCGCCGAAATCAGTCCTACCGGCGGCGCGGAGGCCATGAAGGATATTCCGGCGCAGACCGTGCAACGGGTGAGCGATCAAGCGCTCGCGGGCAACCTTCCCGGCGCAGCGGGTACAGCTTTGGGCACAGGCGCGGGCCTGGCTGCTCCTCTCGTGGCGGGTGAGGCGTTACGGCTGGCAGGTCCTGCGGTGTCGCGCGCAACGACAACCGCACGAACAAGCGGTGCCGACTTACTGCGCGCGAGTGCCGAGAAAAACATCGATACCGCCATCAACCCGACCACCCGCGTCAATAAAGCGCTGGTACGCGACAAAATCGCGCCGGGGCTGGTCGATCGCCGCATCACGGCAAGCTCGCTGAAGGATTTACAGGATCAGGCGCAAGCGCAAATGGAAGTACACGGCGCGAAGATCGACGACATTTTCGATCAGCACGCCGAAGCCGGGACTAAACTCTCGCCGAAGCCGATTCTGGAAGCGCTCGAAAAAGAAAAACAGAATTACATCGTCGATGGAGAGCCCGTTAATCCTGCGTATGTGAACCGGCTGCAGGGTTTTCAGGACCAACTGCAGCGCATCAGCGACGCCAACGGAGGAAAGATTCCCTTGGCCTCCTTGCGCCGTGTGCGGCAGGCTAACGACGAAATCGTGGCCCAGTCGAAGGGCGGCTTTGCGCTGCCGCCGGACGCGCAAAGCGCGGTGAATGCCGCCAAAACTTACAGCAATGCAATTCGCTCCACGTTTGCCGAGAACGTGGATGGTCTCGCCGACGCTAATCGCGAATTTAATTTTTGGTCAGACACGGATAAGGTAGTCGATGCGTCGCTGCTCCGTAAGACCGGGCAGCGCGCACCATTGACGCAGAAGTTCGGGGCTATGATCGGCGGCGGCATCGGTGCCGCAGTCGGCCACGCCATCGGCGGCGAAGTAGGCACTGGTGCAGGTGTGGCGGCGGGCTCGGCGCTGGGCTCAAAACTTGGTGCGCTTAGTAACTCAACCATCTGGAACACGCTTTCCGCGAACCTAAAGGCGCGTGTGGCGTCGCGCCTGGCTGCGGGCGATGAAGCCGGCGCGATCGCATTGCTCCCTCCGCCGGCGCGGGCTATTGTCAGAGACGCCGCCACGGTGGCAGAATCGAAGGGAGTCCCACTCAATGCAGGATCCACGGCAGCAGGAGAAAGCGCAGCGCTTCCTGAAGCGGTTCGAGGAAGCGAGGCGGTTGTCGCTCGAACGCCTGGCGACACAGGATCCGCAAGCACAACAGTCTCAGTCCCTGGGCAAGCTGGCCGCGGCTATCAAGCCGAGTACAAAGTCAGAGAATTAGCGGATCTCAACGCTTCACATAACGGGCAGACGTTCGCGCCGAATGCGGAATACAAGCTGACAAACGATCGCGACTACGGGAACGCGTCGAATCAGGGCAAGGTCGTGCAATGGTCTTCGCGCACGGAATTTGATCCGCGCTATCACATTACCGATAATCCCGACGCGACCAACGGGCCGCTGGTAATCGATCCTGCCGGGAACGTGCTCGGCGGCAACGGTCGGAAGATGATCCTCGATCGCGTGTACGCCTCGAACCCGAAGGGCGCGCAGGCTTACCGCAATCTACTGAAGGCGAAGGCCGGGCAGTTCGGCGTCGATCCGGCGGCGGTCGACGCCATGAAGCAGCCTGTTCTGGTGCGTGAAATACCGGAGGCCGAATTTCGCAAACAGGGCGCCTCAAAACAGTTCGGTGTCACGGATTTCAATAAAAGCGGCACGGCTTCACTCACGCCGGGTGAGCGCGCGATCGCCGACTCGCGCCGGGTCTCGCCGGCAACGCTCGATGATGTGGCGGGCCGCCTCGATCAAAAGGGCGCGAACGCCACGCTGGCGGATATCCTGCAGGGTAAGCCGGGCGGGGAAGTGCTCAATAAGCTCATCGGCGACGGTGTCCTCACGCCACAGGAGCGCGCCGCGTTCATGACGAGCGAGGGCGAACTCACGCCGGCGGGCAAGGATCGCGTTCAAAAGCTCATCCTGGGGCGGTTCTTCGAGGATCCGGCGCAGCTCGACTCGATCGCGCCATCTGTGCGCAACAACGTCGAACGCATCGCGGCGCCGCTCGCGCAGGTCGAAGCGAAGGGCGGCGAGTGGAATCTGACTCCGGATGTGCAATCGGCGCTCGGCATTCTTGAGCGCGCGCAGAAGCTCAAGATCCGCAACGTCGACGATTACCTGCGGCAGGAGGGCCTGTTCGGCGCGCAGAACTATGCGCCGCGTGCGATCGCGCTCGCGAAGGCGCTGCAGTCGATGGGCGCGGAAGAGATCAAGGCGGCCGCGCGCCAGTACGCCGGCGATGCCGCTCACGCGGCCGGCGGTGAGTCGTTGTTCGGCAATGCTCCCACGCCTGCCAGTTCATTCGCGGACGCCTTCGAGCGCGCCGCGGCGCCAGTGCCGGCGGCGAAAAACGCGCTCAGTAAGCCGGCGAAGCCGAAAAACTCCCTGACTCGGAAATAAGATCCCTATGAAAGCACTTCGGGCGCTCGCGCTCGTTCTCGTCTCCTCGTGCGCGTTCGCGCAAACATATTCGCTCGCGCCGGTCCCGCGCCTGCAGTTCCTCGACTCGGATGGCTATCCGCTCGCGGGCGGCAAAATCTACAGTTACGCCGCGGGCACGTCCACGCCTCTCGCGACTTACCAGAACGCGACAGGCACGCCTAACACAAATCCGGTCGTGCTCGACTCGGGCGGCTTCGCTTCGATCTGGCTCGGCACGAGCGCATACAAACTGACCGCGCAGAACGCCGCGGGCGTGCAGCAGTGGTCGGTCGATAACATCGTCGGGACTGGGCCGGGCGGCGCGCTGACGCAGCTCGCGGCGGCGAATGGCGCGACGCTCGTGAAATACACCGCGAGCGGCGGCGTGACTCGTACTGTCGCCGATAAACTCGCCGAGTCGCCTAGCATTTTGGACCTCGGCGCAAAGGGGGATTGTGTTACTGACGATACCGCAGTATTCCAGGCTGCTTTCAACAACATTCAAGGGAAGCGCTTGCACATTCCGAACCCACCGGGAGGCTGCTATAAGTTAACGGCCAGCATCACATTGGGCGAAGTCAGCTCGTTTTGGGTCGAAGGCGATACCCGCTTCGGGACCGTGCTGCGGATGTTTGCGGACAATATTCCGATGTTCCGGTTCACTGGAGTCAACACGCACTCGGCTCACTTCAGCGATCTCTTGCTCGATTATTCGTCCGCGCAACCAGCAACAAACACAAACTCTGTATTTTTCCTGCTTGATTCTCCCGTAGGTGCGCCTGTGAGTTCTGTATACGAGTCCATCTTCGAACGGTTGCGGATTCAGAACGGATACCGGGGCTGGTCGATCAGCAGCACTTCAAACAAATCGATTTATTGGGGCGACACGTTCTCGCAAATCTGGGCGTGGTCCACCATGAGCGGCGCGACATTCAACTTTCAACCGCCCGTCACAAACGGCATTCCTCGCATGGAATTCCACCAAATCTGGAATCAGCAATCGGTCAATGAACCAGTGCTCACGTTGAGCGCGGGGCATCAAATCATCATCGACACGTTCGAGGCAACTCCGTCGAAAAACTTAGTGCTCAACTTGGGCTCGAATAACCAACTCACAGTGCAGGGACTGCATATCGAGCAGCACACCTTCGATAGCTCCTGCACGACGACTAGCTGTATGGCCGTGAATCTGGCGAACACTTGGGGAATCATCGATGGCTTTACCTATGCCTCGGCAGTCGCGCCACCAACAAACTATGCAGTCTACCTGTTTAGCGCAACGTCAGCCGGTGGATACATCGATTTCCGGAACATAGGCGTCGGCATGTCCGCTCTGACAAACGGCCAGCAATTGGCGGTGTTTCGATCTTCTGCTGCGGGAGCGAAGGCTTCAATCGAGAACCTTCTGATTAGCAGCGCCGATCCGACCTCGCAGTATATTTCCCTGCCTCTCGATGTCGCAACCGATGCCCAAATCGTAAAAAAGGACGGCGAAACACGTGTCCCTACTGCAGGAGTTGCCACCAGCAGCACGAATTACGGCTCGACTTCGCTCCGTTTGGCAGGAAATTATTGGACTACTAACCCGTTGGCGGATAACTGGTTATTTACGTCCATTCTGTCTAGCGGCACTACTCCAACCAGCACACTTCAGATTTCACATTCCTCGTCAAGCACGACGACGTCTGCTTGGGATTGGCTGCTTCCTGGTGCTGGACCTCCGCATGTTTTTGTGGATGCCACCACGGACAATCCGCGCATCCGCTTGTACCGCTACGCCGGGACGGGACTATGGAACGGCTTTGCGATCCAAAACGACCCGGGCGCGATTCTCGGTATTTATGCGGCTCCAGGTATTAGCACCATCGGCTCGGAGACTTGGACAAAGTACTACAGTATGAGTTCTAACGGCTTGTTTACTGCCGTAGGCTTTGCTGCGAACGGGAACGTAGGGTTTACCATTACGAAGACCGTAAAAGGTTCGGACGGCAATAACTGCACGATCACGTGGACAGGTGGGATCATGACGGCGACTACGTGTCCCTGAGAAGTTTGCGCAATAGCCTTCACCCTGTTATTTGGGGCGGATCCAGAATATTCAAGCACTGCGCGCCTTCGCCGCCGCGTCGGTCCTCGTCGGGCATGCCGGCTTCTGGCCTGCGCACGTCGGCGCCTTTGGCGTCGATATCTTCTTTGTCATTAGCGGCTTCATTATGGCCGGCTTATGCGAGCTGGAATCAGCCGGCACGTTTGCGCGGCGCCGGCTCACGCGCATCCTGCCGCTATATTGGGGCGCGACCTTAGCGGTCTTCGCTCTGGCTTTGATCGCTCCCAGCCTGGTCCACGCGACGCGGCCAAACCTGGCGGAACTGCTCAAAAGCCTTCTCTTCATTCCTTTCACAAAGTCGAACGGCAATCTGCAGCCGGTGCTCTATCTCGGCTGGACGCTTAACTGCGAGATGTTCTTTTACTCGCTTTTGGTGGCTGGCCTGGCGTGCTCACGTAAATACGCGGCTGCGCTGGCGGCGGCGGCCTTGTGCGCGGTTGTGGCCGCCGGCTCGCTGATCGGCGGCTCGAGCGTGTTTGTACGCTTCTACGGGCGGCCGCTGCTGCTCGAGTTTGTGGGCGGCATGCTCTGCTTTGCGATCGCGCGCCGTATGCCAGCGTTACCGCGCTGGCTCCTGGGTGTTGCGGCGGCGGCTGCGGTTGTTGGTTTCTTTGTTGCTATTCCGCCAGCCGTGCCTGCGATCGCGCTCGTTTTGGCTGCCGTGCTGCTCGCGAAACAGGGGTTCGATACGCGGTCGCGGCTGCTCGTCTTAGCTGGCGACGCGAGCTATGTGCTCTATCTGATCCACCCGTATTTGCTCGGCGTGTGTACTCATGCTTTGCCGGGCCTCGCGGGGCGGCTCGCCGGTGTGGCCGTCTCTTTGGCACTGCCCTTGTGGATCCATCTGCGCATCGAAAAGCCCGCGGTCGCCTTCTTCAACCGCCTGCGGTTCGATTTCCTCGCGCGCGATCGCTTCCGCAGTCAACCAGTCGAGCTCGCCTAACTGCGCGCCGACGCGGTCCCACGCCGGCAGCGTCTCGTCACACGTGGCGGCGCGGCAGGCCTCCGCTTGCATCCGGCAGAATTCGATCTGTTCGGCGCGTGTTCGTTTAGCGCACGCCGCGCGGGCGTCGTTGTCGAACGAGTTCGCGGGCGGCGCGGGTGAGTTCTTCGATCGCATCACGGAGCGCGAGGATCGCATCGCGCAGCGCCTCGAGGTCAGGCCGGGAAGTGGCTGGACTCTCGAGGCGTCGCGTCTCCACACTACAGTTGTAGCTTATTTGTCCATCAGTTTGGCAATCTCGACATCCATCGCTCCTAACTTGCTCACGATGCTTTTGATGTCGGCGCGGATTTCGCGGATGTCCTCGCGAACGCCGCTCATCTGAAACAGGCTCAGAATGAGGCTGGCAATGATCGTCAAACACGGCAGCCCGATCGCGAAATACAACTGAGTGTCTGTCATTTCTTCCCCGCCTTTTTCCCTCTCGCCTTCGCCCGCGCCTCAGCTAAGCGTTTCCCGATCGCGGCGCGCTCCTCTTCCGTCGCGTCTTCCCAACGGGCGCTCGCCGCGGCACTCTGATGCTCGCGGACCTCTTCCTCGCTTAAACCTTTCCAGCGTTCTTTCCCCAGCGCGACCGCGGCGGGATTCTTCTTCTTACTGGCCATGCAGTAGTTGCTCCGGCGTCCAGGGACACGTCTCGGGAAAGGTGTCTATATTGAGCCCGGTTTCGGCCTCCGCGTCGTAGCGAGCAATCTCGTAGGCGTCCGCGATCAACTCGCCCAGCCTGGCGCGGAGACTCGGACTGTCTTTCAGATACCGTTTGAGGTGCAGGCGCTGGACCTCGATCGTGTGGTGCCAGCTGCGCGTTTCCTTTTCCGGCTGATACTGCAGTTTTAGCGCGTGCGCCAAAAGCAGGCGCAAACTGCTCTCGATCCGCGCTCGTTCACTCTTCCCCAAGTCCCTTACCTCATCCGCTAACGCGACGCGGTCGATCTCCTCGAATCGTCCGGCCTCGATCGCGCGCGCGGTTTCCTGCGTCCACTCGAAGTAGTCCGTTGTGTAGCTCATCGCTTCGCGCCTTTCCTCTTTCAGTGTACCTCCGCTGGCGCATACACTTCCATTCGGGCTTTTCCTGCCTCTTTTTTTCGCCTATATCCCCCACAGGACAATTGTGTGCCTGCGCTGGCACATACGATACTTGTCTTGTAAGCAGTCGTGGCGGACAGGAAAACGCCGGAGGGATTACATGACTTTAGACGAAACACCGAAAGCGATCAATGCCATCGATCGCTATGTCGAGACGCACGGCGCGTCGCTGCGCGTCGTGGTATTCGCGCAGCGCCTGCGCGTTGCGGAGCGCTCGCGCGCTCGCTTCGATTCACACGTGGAGCGCGTCTCGGACGCGCTCGTGTACGGCTATTTCTCGTTCGAGGTGGCTGCGTAATGGGCGACGTATTGAAGCTTCAAACCAACGTCCCTGAGATGATCTCGCTCGCCTTCTCGGATGGCATGCCGATCGCGAGCAAGTTCGGGGGCGACCAGATCATGTTCACGCTCGAAGACGAGCGCCGCTGGTTCGTGGCGCCGTTTGTGGCTAACAAGATCAAGGCGGCGGGGATCGGTGCCGGCGAACCGTTCGTCGTGTGCAAGCGCGAGCGCACGGAAGGCAATCGGCGCATGGTTGAGTACGAAATTGAAAAAGGCGCTACGGTTACAGCCGTCGCGCCTTCAGGAGTTGCAGTCGTAGCTGGTGGAAGCTCTAATAACTCTCGTTCTCAACAGTCTAGCGCGGTCGCGGTGGCTCCTCCGGCGGCGGTTGCGGTCGCGCCTCCTGCCGCCGCGCCGACACTGGCGACTGATTCGTCCTCCGCGATTCGCTTCGCGGGTATGGCCGCGATCGATGCGGTGCTCGCGGTCGAGGCCTACGCGAAATCACGCGGCATGACGGATTTTGCGTTTGGCGCCGAAAACATCCAAAAGGTCTGGATGACACTGTACATAGATGCGCGGAAGGGCGGGCGCGCGTGATGGCTGCGCCGGCTATGTCCTCGAACTACTTCTCGAAGCAAACGACCGACGATCTGATCGCGGCTCGTGATCGTCTGAACGCGGTACTGGATTTCCGCGCGCGACAACACCATCTGTTCGACGAGGCGCCGACTCCGGCGCCTCTTCTTGTGATGCCGCCGCCGAAACCCGCGATCGTCACCGAAGCGATTCCCGACGTGCTTTCGCCTTCGAGCGTGAACGCGTTCCACGCCTGCGCGGCGAAGTGGTATTACCGCAAGATCCTGCAACTCCCCGAGACGCGTACGGCGGCGCTGGTGCTCGGCTCGGCAGTTCACGAGGCCGCTGCCGTGAACTCCCTCGACAAGATCGAGACGGGGCACGATCTCGATTACGCTGCGGTGCGCTCCGTCTTCCGCGAGGCGCTGCGCCGCCAGCTCGCCGAAGGTCCGGAGGTCACGTTTGACGCGGACGAATCCGTCGCGGACCTCGAAGCCTGCGGCGACGCTCTTGTTCGTGTGTACCTCGAGCAAGCGGCGCCGACGATCTTTCCCGCGAAAGTCGAGCTCCCGGTCGAGGGCAAGATCGGCGATGTAAAAGTCCACGGCTTCGTCGACGTGCTCGATCGCGATGGTGTTGTGATCGATTTGAAAACCGCCGGCAAGAAACCATCAGGGATCACGCCGGAGCATCGGCTACAGGTCTCGACGTACGCGATGGTTGCGCCTGGTGCTTGTGGGCGCGGCCGACGCGATGTGATTACGAAAACGAAGACGGTCGGGCACTATACAACTTCGTTCGAGGTCGCGGCGTCAGATCGCAAATACACGGAGCGGCTCTACTCGATCACGCTCGATCAGATGCGCTCCGGCCTGATCGCGCCAAACCGCTCAAGTTTCCTGTGCTCGAGACGGAACTGCTCTTTTTGGCAGCAGTGCCAAGAGGATTACGGCGGGGAGGTCGCGGAATGAGAGGATCGCCGCCGACGCGCCTCTACTCTGATAACTTTCCGAAAACTTCCATTGGTGATCACGGCCGCCCTTTCCTCCTTGGGGCGGCCGTTTTGGGTTTATAGGCGTCACGGTACGGCTATTCTCTTTCGCACTCATGGGATCCGTTTAGATACTGGAGTCAATGAAGCAACACGTGGAACGTGTTCGAGCAGGCTCTCGGCTCACCGAGGAGCAGCGTCGAAACGGCGTGATCGAAGAGCGGCCCGGTTTTATTTACTATCTGCTCAGTGCGGACGGGTTGAGAGTCAAAATTGGCTACAGTTCCGATCTTGCGAATCGCCTCAACACACTCAAAAGGCAGTATCCAGGAGTGCGGTATTTGGGGCACACTATTGGCTCTCGTGCTTACGAGTTCTCAATTCATGAGCGCTTTGACTCGGCTCGGCGCAGTAAACACGAATGGTTTGAACTTACAGAGGAGTTGCGTTGGTTTATCACGAATGAGGGGCTGACATGCCTCCGGCCGCGTTTTTACGATGAGTTCCCTGAGATTGCGCGCCAGCCAGCCTGCGAATTCTTCACTACCAATTCCGATTCCGATCTACCGCCTCCGCTCGTCGACGTTTCGTGAAGTGCATGTAGATTGCCGTGCTGGCGGCGTTTCGGTGTCCAAGCCAATCTTGGATAACTTCCGCGGTCTCGCCGCGCTCTGCTAGATGAGTTCCGCAGCTATGCTTCAGGGCGTGCATGTGCGCCTTTTGGGCATTGATCCCGGCAAGCTTGCAGTAGGTCTTCATCAGTTGATCGAGTCGGCGCCGGGTTATGCCGTTCCGGCCTTGTCTCGACGGGAATAGCGGACCAGGCGCGGATCCGCGAACCTTCAGCCATGCTTTGAGCGTGACCTGCTCCCGGTTCGTAAGCGCGTAATGTCTCTCGATGCTCCCTTTTCCCCTGGCGATAAAAAGATGGCCATCGCGCATCCTGTAATCGGCAAGGGTTAGCTTTCCGACCTCGTGCGCTCGCAGTCCCTTTTGGTAGGTAAGCGTGAAAATCGCGCGATCGCGCTTGGATTTGATGACGGATAACAGGCGCTCGACCTCATCCACATCGAGGTAATCGTACTCCTCGAGTTCGGTCCCTTTGGCTCGCTTCTTCTTTGTTTGCGCCATGTCTCGGCTCCTAGTTGCTCAGTCTAGCTAAGATTGGGCAACTGATCCGGTTTGAGGCTCTTTTTTCCCCACCTTTTTGTTTTGCAAAGGAACTTTATTCGACAGTAATGTGCAACTCGTGTTTACGCGTGTATTGGTTTTTTTGGCCTGTTTTCACGCTGACGCGGCTTAAAATGAGGTTCACATGACCATAAAGCAACTCACGGCGGCGGCCGGCGAAGCTTTCACCCGCAGGACATTCAGCACCGCGACTGGACGTAAATGAAACGCCTCTTCGCGATCACTGGTTGGGAGTACAAGTGGATTTTTGAATATGAGCGCGGGCCGTTCCGTTCGTTCCGTCTTCAAGTGAGACGAGAGCTGAAACGTTGGCTCTGAACGCAGCCTCCACTCGTCGCCACCGTCGTCGTCGGCCGCCTCCGTCTCGCAGCGTGGCGCCGCGCCGCCGCTGGCGCCGGGGGCGCCGTTCGCGGCCCACTATTACACGTTTTGCGCGGGTCTGAAACGCACTTTCGCGTCCGCGTCGCTTTCACGTCAACGCGTTACGCGCGCCACATTCGTCGAAATCCGCGCTAAAACAATACTTTTCGAATATGTTTGGGGGGATAATAGGGGTCAATTTGAGCGAAATCATGCCCGAATCGATCTTTTCGCGTCGCGATGCTCTCGTAGTGGAGCATCTCGCGCTCGTGCCGCCGATTGCGCGGCGCATCTCCCGTTCCTTACCGCCGTCCTTCGATCTCGATGACCTGATCGGGGCCGGCAATCTGGGTTTAGTCACGGCGGCGGCACGCTATCGGCCGGGGCTGCATGGCGGCACGCCATTTAGCGCGTATGCGCGGGTCGTCATCCGTGGCTTCATTTTGTCCAGCGTGCGCCGGGGGGCGTATGTTGAGGCAACGCGGCCGGCGCTGGGCGAGGTTCATGTGCTTCCTTCGACGGTGCCGGCTTTGGTCGAATCGATCGATCGCGGACGGCAACGCTGGCGGCTCGAGGTCGCGGTGGCGCGGCTCGAACCACGGCAGCGCGCGGCAGTCGAGCTGCACTACACCGAAGAGTTGCCGTTGCGCGAAGTGGCGGAGCGTTACGGTGTGGGTCGCGCGCAGGCGAGCCGGTTACATGTGGCGGCAGTGAAGGTGTTGCGGGCGCGGCTCGTCGGATGAATGGGCAACTTAGAGCCGGCTCGAGCGCAACTCGTGAGTGAATTGGCGGCAGCAATCAACAAGTTTTATGAAAAGACTGGGTTCTGTGTTGTCAAAATCGAAATAGCTGAAGGCATCACTTTTGAAATCCAATCGAAGGAATATTTCGATCAGCGCATGTTGAGTCGACGGAAACGTGCCGAGAAGGCGGCGCGGACGTCTTAGACGCTCTGTAATTCCATCAATAGCGACGGGAACGTGTCCAGCGGCTTCGCGCCGTGCAGCGCCACGCGCAGGCGCGCGATCTCGCTCAAGAGCACGAGGATGCGGTCACAGTTGCGGTGGTTCGCCGCGGTCATCTGGGCGAGCTCCAGTTTCAGCTTCGCGATCTCGCTTTGGGCAGGGTCCACGCGAGGTAGTGGCGCGCCGGCGCGCTTCCTCTTCGAGTTCGTGTTCCCAGGCGTAGCGCGTCGCTTTGGCGCGGCGGTGAAACAACCAGGCGAAGGTGGGCGCGAGGATCAGGATCGCGAGGAAGGCGAAGACGAGGGCGAGGAGTTCGGCGATGTCTTATTATCGGTCGGCCGCGTGATCGCGAGCGCGGCGGGGCCATCGAGCACGCCGGCGAGTTCCACGAGCGCGTCTTCGGCGCGGATGCCGCTGTCGGGCTCGAGGTAGCGCGCGAGGATCTCCTGCGCGGCGCGGATCACGGCGGCTGCGTCAGCCATGCTGCTCCTTCGCGCCAACTTCTTCCTGTATGAATGCCAGATTCTTATAGCCTGCTTTGCAGTTAGGGCAGTAGAGTGAGCGAACGTGTTTCGCCCATACCTCGACGGCGACGTGCGAAAGGATATTTTCGAGCCATCGATGCTGGCATGCTCGACAGAGAAGCGGTTTGGCGACAACCGTGACGCCTAGCGCAGCGAAGCCGATCGGGGACGCGGGCGGCATTGGCTCGCCGCGCGGTTTCGCGATCGCCTCCGCGACTTCGCTCTGGATGCGCGCCTGGTCCGCGCGGCTGCGGCGGCGATTCATTGCGCGACCGCCTTCGCGTAATCCGATTCCGGGTACCGCTCACGCGCGGTGTGATCGAGCCACGCCGCGGCCTCGGCCGCGTTCTTCACGTTGGTCTCGGCGGCGAAGCCGTTCAGGCGATCGCCGAGTTTCACGTCGATCCCACCATCCCACAGGCACGATAACGAGTAATTGATCTCGCTCGCATACAGGCGGTCGAGCACTTCGTCGAGCGTCATCCGCGGTACTCCTCGAGGCTCGCGCGCAGGATGCGGATCCCGCCGGGGCGCGTGGCGACTAGTTTATTCGCTTTCACGGCGGCGCGGATCGCGGCTGCGGGCAAACCGTACTGCGCGACGGCTTCGTCTAGTGTGAGCCACGGTTTCGCGCGTTCTTTTTGCTCAGCCCGTTCGGCGGCCGCTTGTTTTTGTTCGACCTCCCACCGTTCGCGTCGGTCTTCGTAGTACGCTTTGCGGCGTTCGTGCTCGGCTTCCTGTCCAGCTTTCATGAAGGCGAGGAATTGACCCACCATCTCAATATTGCCGACTGCTTTTTCTAGTCGAGCCTCAATTGTTCTGGTTTGCCGGTCGATCGCGCGGTGCGGCGCAATTTCCCGCGGCGCATTGCGCGCGCGGTGGGCCGCTTGCGGCGATGGCTTTGGGACTACGGGAACTAGCGCGCGGACGTCTTTGGCGTCGTAGACGCGGCCGGGACTAGTCCCAACACGTGTTACGAGTTTCCATTTCAGGAGTCCCGCCTGGGCTAACTTTTGGACTGTTCGCTGCGATTTGCCAAGGGCATGCATAACCTGTTCGGTCGTCAGCCATTCTTCATTCGGCAGTATAGTGATAGTTGTCTGTGTCAAACGTGGCGCCTCCATCGCGCCGCGCAAAGGGGCGAACGGGAATTCGCCCCATTACGTTCGCCTCAAAAATACCACGCATCGGCTGGGGTGGCGAGCGCAAACCGTCCGCTATCCACTGCGGTCGTTAGCGGTCAATCGCGTTATCCTCGTTTTCGTGCTTCTCCTCGCGCAAACCGCGCTCTGGTGTGCCTGCGGCGGCTCGATCCTCCGCAATGGCCGCTGCGCGCGTTGCGATCGCCGGCAGCGCCTCTCGCGGGAACGCTTCGAAGGCCGGCGCGAGGAAACGCTCGAACGCGATGGTTACGCCTGCGTGCTCTGCGCGGGGATCGACGATCTCGTCGTGCATCACCGCTCGCCCAAACGCTACGTGACGCTGTGCCGCGCGCACCACGCCGCGGTGCATCATCGGTCGCGGCTCTGGTTCGGCGCCTCAGAGCGATTTCGCGAGTTGTGGCGGGAGCAGCATCGCGGGCAGGCCTGGCAGCTCGAGCTGCCGCTGGTCGAGGCCGCGGATCCGGCGCGCCAGATCTTCCTCGTCGCTTAAGCTCGTCGGGCTGGCCGTCGACGCGCCTTCTCGGTGCGTAGCAACTCTAGCTTCATCAGTAAGAACTCGATCTCGCTGTCTAGTTGCCGGTCGGGCCAATCGCGCATCAGCGCTTCGTAACGCGGTAACGAATAATTGAAGCGGATGCAAGCTTTGGCCTGTTCGCGGATGCACTCCCGGCAGCGTGGATCGAGTCCGTTCAAACGGCGCGGCGTCTTTCCAAATTGGCCGCGTGGTAAATCACGTTGGCAGGTTATACAGACCACGAGGATTACTCTAGCGCTCATCGCTTAGTCTTCGCTCGCGAGCGCTCGCAGTAGCGTCTGCCGGTCGGGGAGCGCGGGGCAGTCCCGTTTGTGGTTCCCGATCAACTCGCGCTCTTTGCCGTTCTGCCAGAGCTTGATCGTGCGGCGGCAGTAGCGGCAGATCACGAGCAGGCCGGCCTGGCGCAGCGCGGTCCGGATCGTTTGGTGCGGCACGCCATAGCGGAAGGCTAATTCGGCGGGGGTCCAGCCGGCGCGATAAAGACGCGCCATCTCGTCTCGGTCCATTTCCATCTCGGTCACTGTGCCGGCGCGGCCGCGCGGTTATTTGGCTCGGCTGCTCGCACGACGGCGCCGGCAAGCTGCGCCGCTAGGGCGCGGATTCTAAGATGCGGCGGCCGATCCATTCGGCGATCTGCGGCACGACCGCGTTACCTAAGCCCCTAAGTCGGTCCACCCGATTGGGAATCCCATGAGCCACTCGACCCACGTCGGGTTCAACTGCCCACCAACTGCCGTCCTTAAATTCTCCCCGCCATCTCTCCCCGAACAGCCAGGACCCCCCATCCCATCGCTCTGCGTAGGCGTCGGCCACATCTTCACAACTGCTTCCAGGCCGACCTGAACTTTCTTCCCGTTGTGATACGCCGTACTGCCGCGCCAGTCCGTTACATGATGCAGTGTGCGGCCACCGTTCGGGACATTCGGAGTCGGCCACATCCTGTAATGGCTGTTCTGGTTTCCGCGTACCGCTTGAATCAGATCCCCACGTCCGCCTCGATCCGCATCCGAATGCTTGACAGTAGGCCACAATAAAGACCCTGTCCCGGATATGCGGGGCACCAAAGGCCGCTGCCGGTAAGCATTGCCATTCCGCGTCATACCCGCTCTCGGCCAACTCTCCGAGTACGCGGCCCATTCCTCGAGCAAGCAGCGCTGATACGTTCTCCACGACGACGAGTCGCGGTCGAACCATGCGAATGACTCGAAGCATTTCCCGCCAGAGTCCGGATCGCTCTCCCTCAATTCCGGCTCCTGCACCTGCGTAGCTGATGTCCTGACAGGGGAATCCGCCGGCGATGAGATCGACTCGTTCCAACTCTCTTCCATCAACTCGGGTAATGTCGCCATATCTCTTTACGTTCGGCCAGTGCTTCGCCAACACTTTCTGGCAGTAGGGATCGATCTCCACCTGCCACTTACACTCCATCCCGGCGCGCTCGAGTCCTAGGTCGATGCCGCCGATCCCGCTGAACAAACTCCCGAACGTCATGTTCCCGTCTTCACGTCCGCGAGTGGATCCGCGACGGGGTACGCTACGCGCACCAGGCCCGGCGAGACCTGGGCCATGCGCGGATAACGCCGCAATACCAGCGCTGCGGCGTCGCGTGCGCTCATGCCGTGGACGTTCCGGAGGCAGAGGCCATAGAACGCCGCGAGGCCCGCGTAACGGTCGGGATCGCGCTCTAGTGATTGCTCGGGTCGCGATAGTGAGCGTAGCCGCGAAACTCCGCGAGGCTCCATTCCTTCTCGGGCGTCGTCGTGTGAATCCATAGCAGCAGCTCCTCGATCGGTATGTGGTTCGTTTCCGCGATCGCGATCAAGCTATAGGCGCGCTCCTGCAGCTCGACCGGGTCCGCGCCAGGCACTTCGTCGGCGAGCGCGGCCGCGACGGTCTCGAGCGAATAGGCGCGCAGCTCGGTCATGTCCCGGCGCCTCGTGCTTCTTCTTCGTCGAGTGACAACTCTCCGTTCGTTCTGGCTTTGTAGTCGGCGATCATCTCTCGGATGATTCGCTTCCCGTTCTCCGGCATGTTGGGCGAGGCCTGCATGTCGCGTAGGGCGTCGACGCTGTCCCGGTTGACGAGCTCGGCGAACGGATCCGGGTCCACTTTTTCGATTTGCGCGTGTATCCCGAGCGCGTTCTCGATTTGCTCCGCTATTTTGGCGCGGACTGCATTCATCGCGGCGTTGTACGCGGTCAATTGGACATGAATAAACTCGCGCATTTGTTCGTCGGTTGGGAGGTTGGGCATGGATTCATCCTCCGACACCACGGGCCTTCGGGTGCAGTCCTGCCGCCTCTTCCTCTTGTTGCAGTAGTTTCTGTACCTGTCTCAATTCGTCTTGGTACTTGGCGGGGTCGATCAGGGCGCGCGCTTCGAGTTCGGTCGCTTGCGCGCGTAGACGGCGGACATTGGTGGGCAGGGCTGCGTCGGGAATCTCCTCGGGCGGCGATGGCGCGCCAGCGGTATTCATGGCGCGAATCCAGGCGACATAATCGCGCGGCAGGTAATCGACGTTCAGGGCGAGGCCGGGCTGAATGCGTCCGGTCTTCATGCGGGCGCGGACGAAGGCGACATAATCGCGCGGTTTATAGAGCGTGTTGAGTTCGCGTTCGAGGTAGGCGTGAACTTTCTCGAGGGCTTCGCTGCGCAGCGGCTGGTGTGGGAAGACGTGTTGTAGTTCGCGCAGGGCCTGGCCGCTGGTCGCGGCGATCGCGGGCTCGCTCTCGGGTTCTTCGCTCGGCTCGGGCTCTGGTTCGGATTCGGTCTCGGCGGGGGTGTCTTCTTGGGGAGGGGGTTCTGGGTTGCTGGCCGCGTCTAGCGAG